CCATTTGTATTTCATAGATGATACCCACTTTTAGGTTTACTAAGCGTTCTGGTGATGAAGAGGCGTAAGAGAACTTAAAGTTATCTGTCCCTTGTTCTCTGAACTTTATAACAATATCAACAGCTCTATCAGGTTTTGTGAAAGCAACATCTATATGCCCAAAGATAACACCGTCAACTGATAAACTTGAACCTGGCTCATAGGTGATACCTGTAGGGGCTTCTGTTATTGTTAGAGCACCACTACCACCTTCACCCATAGAAGGGTCTATAACAAAGCCAGCAGCGTTAGGGAAGGAGTCTATAAGGTCCACAAGGTAGTTATAGATAAGCTCTATGTTTTCCTGTGTTTTATCACCTGGTAGGAGTAAGGGTAATGGTGGCAGAGACATTACACCTGTCTCCCCGATACAACAGCACCAGCGTAGTGGACTGTAGACGTAGACTGCCATTGGAGACTTAAACCAAAGAAACGAGACTGATGGATAAAAGGAAAGTGTTCAGTTTCTACTGGAAACTCAAGGTTAACTCTGTGTACTTCTGTGTTGTCTATAGTACCGCCAGGTGTATCAAGAACAGAGCTACGGATACCATAAAGGTCTAAGGAACCATAGCCTGTACCACGTTCTAGGAATACCTCTGCTGTTAGACGATGGTGTTTAGAGTCTGGTAAAGCTGCTAGGGGTGTGTGTATAAGGCTGTTAAAGATAACGTTATCATCTCTCTTACCATCTTCATCGAGTATAAAGCTTTTTCTATCATCTATTGTTGTGGTAAAGACAACACTACGAGAGGCTTCGTTATTAAAGCGCATTTCATAACCAAAGGATACAGGTCTTGATGTTTCTCCAAGGAAAGGTGTGTGGGTGGTTATACCACTACCTTCTAGTGGGAGATTAATAAGAACAATACCATGTAAGTCTCCATTGTCACCGTTAACAGGGTAGAAAAAGATAACAAGATGGAGTCTGTAGTCATAGATACCTATTATACGGTTAGTATACTCAGGGTCAATGTCGCGCTGTAACCGTAACCATATACCATCAGCTATCCACTGTGGTCTACGGCTACCATCAAACATTGCTATACGCCCTGATGGTGTCATGTAGAAGTGTGTATCTTCTGCTTTTACAATAGCGTGTATACCAGCAGGGCCTTCTACTGTTATTGGTTCGGATAGTGAGAAGGCTATGGCATTAGAGCCAGCTTGGGCTTTAGCAAGGTATATAGAGCGTTCTTTATAGAGAACAAAGGAGTTCTTAGAGAGAGAGCGTACAGCTATACCAATGTCGTTGTTGTCAGAGACTTTGTTGTAGTTAAGGTCTGACCAGTTGTCGTATGTTAGGGTAGAAGTCCAACGTAAGGTGTGGGGTTTTACCAGAGCTACTATACGCCTTGCTGCTGTACAGACGCTAGAGGCCACTGGTAAGGTACCTTCCGTTGGTACAATAGCCTCTACACCACCTACTTCAGTCCAGGCTTGTATAGCTGTTTCACCGTTAGCAATGACGCCTACGTATTCTGAGGCTGTTTCTAGAAATGTAATATCAACTATAGAATCATCACTAGAAGCTATGGTTGCTATACTGCTTACTTGCCATTCAGGGTTTTCTTTTACTAGAGAATAAGCTGCGCTTTTTGTGAAGGCTAATAAGGTTTTACGTGTAGCGCTAACAGCTAAACCACCACCTAGCACACGTCCGTTGAATTTTGTTGGTTTTAGTAAGGTTAAGCCTGGCCTGGAACGTATCTTACCCTCACGTATATAGACGTTGTTGCTGTTATATAAAGAATCAGGCTTTAACTGATTAGCTGCCAATGACGGCCAGGTACCTTTGTATGGCACTGTGAACTCTACTAGTGTTTGTGCATTAGGGTCTTTTTGTGGCAGCATTAGTTAGGGATTCCCATGTCTGGTACAAACTCTTCTATTATGTCTAAGTCAGACTTTAAGCCTGGAAGTTTATCAAGTTTCTGGGCAAGAGAGAGTATTCTCTGACTCATAGTGTCAGAGCGTTGCTCTAACCGTGCAAGACGAGCTAAGGTATCCTTAGATGTGTAGTCTATATCCCTTAGCTTGCCCTCTATTGAACGTATTTCATTGTTTATAATCTGTATTTGGGCTTCTAGTTTAGGTATAACGTTGTTAATAACAGTAGCCCTATCCCGTTGTATTGCTCTTGTCTCTTCAGAGAACTTTCTGTTTTCAGTTATCGTTTCACCGAGAGCCCTAAGTGTCCCATCTTGCCATGCTTCATGCTCTCTTTCTGTCATAAGATAAAGACCTATGATGGCAAGGATAAGAAAGCCTATTATTGTATAAGGGTTTATTACCCTATCAAGTGTAACGTTGTTAGTAGCCTTTGGTGTACCTTGGTACTCAGGCATATAGCTGTCCATAGCTATTCTCGGCGTTGGTACTGGTTTATTATTGGGACTGATACTATAGTGCTAGCAAGGTCTGTTGGCGTCTTACCTGTATAATAAGTACCCATAGGAATAGCTCTTAAAGGTGCCATCCAACGGGAAGTATAGCGGTGTGGCATGTTAGCAAGAAAGTTAAGGTTTTTATCTGGTATACGTTTACCACCACGAAAGGCTATATCAGAGACTTGTTCCATTATCCCTTGTCCACGGTTAAGATAGGAAGGGTCAGATTGTATTTTTCTGATAATATATTTCTGGAACTCTTCTTGGTTAAAGCCTACTGCTGCTCCTGACTCCCTAAAAGCATTTATAACTTGTGCCCCTGAATATACAGATTGTGTTTCGTTATAATAATCCGCTACTAAAGCCTGTAGCTTAGCACCTGTGGCACTTGTAACGCCACCCTTAGATGACACTACAGATGTAAGCTTAGCACCTAGGTTATTAACAGCAGTATCAACAGCATCTTGATAGTTACCAGGGTCATCTAGATGGTCGAGTAAATCTCTTACACTGTCTCTATGGTTTTTTATAAGAGTTTTTATAGCTTGTTTATCAGTGTTGCTAATAGCAGAAGGTGTAAAGCTGTTTAGACGTTGTACGAAGCTTTCACCTATCTCATCACTGTTTTTCATTATAGCCTTCATACCTGCTTGAGCAATGTCTGATACACCTTCTGGGGTAGAGGCTATTGCTTTTACACCATTGACACCTTGTCTAGAAAGATGTGGGTACTTACTTTTTAACAAGTCTACAAGCTGGTTTCCCATAGCATCTTCTAGTTTTCTATTCAACCCCATACCAGCAGCAGTCTTAATAACGCCAATAGCTCCATCTACCCCAGCACTAGCAGCGGCTGTTAGTAAAGGCTTAGTAATCATCTCACTGTTAGAAGCTTGATACCCCTGACCTAGTAAACCACCAACTAACTCCCCAGCACCAGCAGCTCCACCACGAGCAAGGGTACTTAGGACACCTGATATACCACTTGTAGCCTTAGCAGCTCCACCCATGGCAATAGCAGAGAGAAGCTTTTCAGGGGTGTTGAGTTGGTTGCCTAAGAAGGTGAAAGGTGAGCCTATAGGAGAACCGCTACGGGCTTCTTTTTCTATAACATCTTGGGGTATAGGAGCCTTACCTACTAAGGTACGAAGTTTGTTAGCAGCGTTATACATGCTAACATCTTCACCACCCATGACTTGTGGTATAGCTGCTGTAGCTGAGCGTAAACCATGAGCAAGTGAGCCTTTGTTAACAACGCTGAAGCCTGCTATGGGTTTACCTTCGTAGTAGGCATTGATGGCCTGTTGAAACTCTGCCTTAGTACCCTTCTCACCAGAGGTTTTATAGGCAATAATAGGGTTGCCGCTTTTATCAGTAACCCCTTCCCAAAAGTCATCAGAGGAGATACGTTTCTCTTCCATTATGGCTTTTCCTTACCAAAGGTAACACCACTACGAGGGTTGAACTGTGTGCCTGTTTTCTCATCTTTTATCACTTTAGGTTCTGGAACCTTTGGTAGTTCATGTTTCTTTACTTCTTGTAAGTCCATATAGGTAGAGAGTCTTTCAAAGATTCTCCCCCGTAGGTTTTCTTTAGCAGCTTTAGCTGTAGCAGGGTTGGCAAAAGCTCCTGTGACGTATCTTTTTAACTGTCCCACTTCCCTCACGTTTAGAGCCTTTGTTTCTTCCACCACTTCGATAGCTCTGTTAGCTATCATCTCAGCTACTTTAGCTAAGGTTATGTTAGGGTCTATTTCATGGCCTACATATTCTTGTATTGTACGAGCAAGACCTACAGAAAGCCTGTCCATTGTACTGTTAGGATCACCCACAGCAGCAAACATGTCATCTATGTAGTTAAGCCCATCAACAGCGTTAATAGCTGGGGTGATATGTTCGTCTAATACGGGATTTCTGACACCCATGTAGTCTTTGTTTGCTACGACTTGAGAGGGTGTCATTAATGTTGTCCTGCCGAAAGATGGCGAGTGTGGGTTACGGTTGATGACACTCATGCCTGCTTGTTGGAAGGCTAGCAGGTTTGTGTCGAGTTGGGCTCTAATAGGAGCTGTTGCTCGCTGTTGTAAGAAGGATTCTATGCTGTTACGTATTTGCTGTCCTGTACCAGCAGAGTAGTTACCAGTTACTAAGTCTAGTTGAGGATTTTTGCTACCTTGAGCTTTGAGGACTTGTTGTGCTGCTTCGTTGTACTCGTTAGAAGTAGGAGCAAGTTTACGAAGGTCTATGTTTTGCTCAGTAGCTGCAAGTTGTGCTATGCGTCTACCTAAACCCTCACGGATGACAGGAGTGATGTTTTGTCCGTTTTGCATAACAGGCCGGTCACGCATGACGTTGACAACATCAGGAGGGTTAAGGCCATAGTCTTGTTGTAGTGTTTGAGCTGTGAAAGCTGGTAAGTCTTCTCGGTTGAAGACTGTGGGTAGTGGGAGCACATCAGCATGCATGATGTTGGGGTTGGAAACAGCTACACCACCACCACCAGGAACAAGTTGACCTTCAAAGTTCATGAACTTAGGAGCTAAGGCTTCTACTGCTCGCATTGCTGAGGGTGAGTCAACGGATTTAATCATGGCTAAGAAGTCTTTAAGTGCTTGTGGAGCTTTAGCGCCTTGGGCTTTTACCTGGATTTCAGCAGCTTTTACGTAAGTGTTAAGTTCTTCTCGTTCTTTACGTAAGGTTTGGAGGTGTTGGAGACGAGGGTTTATGAATTGTGATATCTCAGGAGCACGAGAGCCAAACCTGGCAAATGTTTCGTTAAGAAGCTTTGTAGCGTCTTTTTCATTGCCTCTGTCTACAAGTTCATCAAAGCGATTTAGTAGAGGTCCAACTACTTTGAAGATTTCTGTCTTACGCTTCTGTTCTTGTATTTGGAATAAGGGACCGATGTTACCTCTAGCAGCAGCAAGGACAGCTAAGATGGTAGGTAGAGCATTGGATGATTCGGGGACGTTAGGTATATTAGGGCCAAGAGATGGAGTAGCGTTGACATACGCCATGTCTTCTTTTGTGAGAGCAGGAGGTAGCTTAACATCTGTCTCTGATTCTGGTAGTGTACCTGTTATACCATAAGGAGCTGGTTGTATATCTGCAAAAGAAGATGGTGTTACAGATGGTTGTGTATAGGGTACACCAAAGGGTGTTAAGGTAGCCATTAGATACCACCTATGAGCATGCTAGCAAGGGCTGATACTACTGCACCAGTAGAGGATTGCTGTTGCTTCTGTTGGTTATAGGACTGAGAAGGGCCTATCTGGTAGATAGAGGCTGTAGAAACAGGTTGAGAGCTGTTAGACATAAAGCCTCCTACCTGTTGGCCAGAACGGCTGTTAGACATGCTAGAGATAGCACCTAAGAGCTGACCCCAGGTTAGCTTGCTGCTAGGCATGTTGACAGTATTGGTGCCATTCAGAGACTGTAAACCACCAGGGTCTACAGGATAGCCTTGTTGTGGGGCAAGGTTTTGTTGGGTGTAGCCACTAACAGGTTGTGAGAGGAAATCAAACCAGGCCATTATAAGGCTCCTATATGACACTGCTTGAGCGTGTACCACTAGTCATAGCACCAAACCCTGTAGGACCACCAAAGAAAGAGCCTGTTGCTGAGCCTGTACCCATGAAGTTTTCAAAGAGAGATGGTTGTCTAGTGGCACTAAGGGTACTACTACCTGGTGTAAATGGTAAGCCCGTAAGGCCAGTTGTTAAAACACCCTGTTGACGTAGAAGGTCATCCTGCCGTAGCATACGGGGAAAGTCTGACATTGTAAAAAGGGTGTTAGCCTGGTTAGTGAACATGTTAGCAGCTTGTGGGAGTCCCTGGATAAAAGGTAGTCCTGCTTCTGCTGTTGCTTTTGCTATTGCTTCGGGCACAGCACCACTACCCTCAAGACCCTGAAGGTTCATGGCTGAAAGTATCTGTGGTGTAGCTATCTCAGAGATGTAATTAGAAGTCTGGTCAAGACCAAGGCTCATGAAGTCTTCTAGTGAGAGAATGTTAGAAGGGTCTACAGCTCTTTCTAACAAGTCCTTTGACATAGCAGACATTTTGTATATATCGGGTCTTGTACGAGCCATATCAGCAAAGGAGAACTGTCCAAAGAGATTTTGGAGTTCTTGGAGACGAAGATCGTTTAGGGCCTGGGCTATAGGGTCAGGCTTAACACGTTCTTCTTTACGCTCCCCGCCGCCAAAGACCCCTGATAAGATATCCCCCATAATATCAAACCTTTACAAGGAATAAGGATTTTTCTTGACGGGCTTTTAAAGTACGGCGCTGGTCTTTTAAAAAAGCACAAGTTTTACATTGACGTTCCATGGTATTACCTTAACATGTCAAACTGTTGTAAGGTATCAGGAACTTCGCTTGCTTTAACCATAACAGTACGGGCTACAGTATAACCATACTTCTTCTCGTATGCTTTTACACCTTTATGTGTTGTGAACATGCTGAACCCAGCACCTACAGCATCACGGAGTTTATCAAGGTACTCTATTGCTTCGCTAAGAGCTAGGCCGTTTTTGTTATCGTCTTGGAGTTGATGACAGATAACAGCTTTATGCCCCGCTAGTTGTTCCACAACCATGATAGCATGGGCTGTTATAGCATAGTCATTTTCACTATCTAACTCTACAAGAAAGTGTATGTCTTCATCGCCTAGGAAAAGTCTATGTAACCAGATTTCTGTTGCTACATGTGGAGGTAGCTCAGGGACGTTTTCTTTATTAAAGGCTACCATGCGGTTGTAGAGGCTATTGTGGAGTATACGGGCTAAGGGTTCATTCTTTAGACGCCGCATTAGATACCTGCCTTTGTAGCGCAATCATCACAAATAACTGTCTCTGGTTTGCCGTCAACAAAGTTGTACTCGTAGGTTAGCCTAGTACTACACATAGCACAGTTAGCCTCTTCTACCACTACATCTGTTTCTATAAGACTTCCTCTTTCTGGCCTATGTGCTTCTCGTTCTTTTTGGAGTTCTAGAGTTTCCTCTATCTCACTATCCCATATCATCTTTACACGCTTAGCGTCTAGTTGACCGCCAAGAACTTGCATAAGCATAAGAAACTTCTGCTGGTATTCTACAGGAAAGTAATGGTTATCACGGATTAAACCCATGGCCTCTAGATGACGCATGTTCATGTTGTACAAACGTCTATCTATCTCTTCTTGTGCAAAGCGGAAAGCTTCTTGGATAGTATCGTTGTCGTCTTTTTCCCCAGTGATAGGGTTTATTTGTGATACTTCTACTGTTAACTGTTCACCATTAGCAGTGTGTTGGAAGATTGTTAAACGAAAGGGCATTTATAAAGGTTCCTTATGTTATCTCTAAAAACTCATCGTCATAGTCATCACGGCTAAGGTTTGTAGCTGTGCTGAATTTCTTTTCACCTACACGTTTACCTATGTGTGCTACACCAAAGCCAGTCCTACGTTGGGTGACAAGGAAGAATCTAGGGCTTTTAGATAGAAAGTCATCGTCTGCTTGTCGTGCTAACTGGTCTTGGTAGAGAAGATGTGCTTCTAGTTCTTTTGGGACAACACAGCGTATACCGGGACCGTAGACGTTAGTACCTATTGTGTGCATAGCGTGTAAGGTGATAACAGACTGTTTAGAGGTCTTTACCACCTTTACAGGTTTAGGCGCTTCTTCTTCTTCTATTGGTAAAGGTTCTGGCTCTATAGCCTCTACTTTTACACGCAGACCTTGCTTTGCAAAGGCTTCGTAAGCTTCTTCTATAGAGATGTCTCTACGTCGGGGCATAGTATACGTTACTCTCTACTGTTTTATAAGTTCTTTTAGCGTTGATAGTGGTATTCTTATTATGTTACCTAAAACACTCCCATCTTTTAGTACTAGTTTAGCACCTAGTTTTACTGTTTTATTAGTATTAAAAGATGGATGTGTTAGGTAAAACTCCTCCTTTTCGATGCTATCACTGGGTATAGTGTCAATAGGTGTTACATAAGGGTCCATGTTACGCTTTATAATATCCTCTACCCTTTCAAACATATAACACCTTATGCTGGTACATAAGCAGCAATAGAGGAAGAGGCTTCAAATCTCTCAGCGAAGTTTTGATCTAACCAAAAGAAATGCTGCATGTACTTTGCACCAATCTTTTTCCTTTGGTTTAAGGGGTCACTGTCAGAAGCACCGTTAGGAGTGACATAGGTTTGTAGGGACATACCATCGAGTTTTACAACACCAAAAGCTCCTGTCCCAAACACCCAGCCAGGGTATACAGAGACACCTGAAGCGGGTGGTACTGGTGCTACTGCTTCTGTACCTGCTGGTGCTGTGGTGATGTTGAAGCTTGAAGAGGCAGCTTTACGAGAGGCTACTTTGTACGCTGTTGTACCACCTGCGGCTGTCATGTACACGTCATAGGTGTAGTTTGTGGAGGTAGGGGTTTCTACTAGGATAGAACCATCAGGGCCAGTAACAGCTATGTTGCCTGTTTGTACAGAGATACGGCGTTCATAGTCTGTAAGGACTTCACGGCCTACTACGATGAGTTGGTAGTTAGCTGTGGCAAGGGAACCGCTAGTACCTACAGTGTACTTTGCTTTTGTTGCTGAAGCTGCTGCTGTAGAAGCTGCTGCTACTCCTACAAACTGAGGGAGAAAGTTACCTTCTGTGAAGTCGATATTCATCCAGGTACCTAAGTAACCATAGTCTAGGCGTCTATCACGAGCAAAAGAAGACGCTTGCTGGAAAACAGTATCGCTGCCTAGCAGAGCTGCTGTGTGTGGGGGTTGGATGATACCAATATATGTGCCAGCACTAGTACGAGGAGCACCACGCATCTTAAGCTTTGCTGCTACAGTAATGAAAAGAGCTGTTGTCGCTACGTCGGAAGCTGCTAAGGAGCCTCTAGCTGTGATGGCTCCAGGGTAGGTTACGTTTGTGCCAGACATCATAACCTGAGCCGCTTCTCGTTCTTCTACTTCAGCCATAGCCATTGCTACGCGTTCAATGGCTTTTTGGACCATGTTGTGTTTTACTGTGATTTGGACTACATCCGTAAGAAGGGCTACGATACCCCATTGCTTCGCTGTAGCGTTAACTTCTTCGAGTTCTAGGGCGTTAGTGTTAGGGGTTACGCCCTCTACCAGTTCTTCCGTAGGAAGTGCTAGACGTTTCACACGAACAACACGGATGTTTTTGCTGTTACGTTGTTCGATGGTGAAAATGTCACAGACTTTCTGTAGGACTTGACGCCGTTCGTTAAGGGCAATCATTTTGGTGGCGATATAGGTATTAACAGCGTCATTTTGCATTACTGCATAGGTAGTGTATGCATCAGCCATTGAAGACTTCTCCTATTTCTACTTTTTCACCGTACATAAGGGCAAGAGCTTGAATAGCTCTCATAGAGGATTCTTCTAAGTGTGTAAAACAAATAGAAGTTGCTCTTTGATTAGGGGGAAGGACAGTATCTAAGTAACTTGCTAGTTCATAGAACTTCTGTCTTACTTCAGCCATATGTTCAGCTGTTTCTTTTGATACTTTATGATAGTGAAACTCCTTTAAGTCACGCATTAGATAATAACTCCGTCCAAAGCTGCTTCCATTTCTTCTAGTGTTTTAGAAGAGAAGTTAGAGAACCTATCCATATCTTCTTTTGCTTTACTACTAGCACCTGTTGTTGGGTCTACGCCAGCATAGGCTTTCTCTAGACGCCGTTGTTGGATAGCGTCTTGACGCTTTTTGTATTGTTCAGGGTTCTTACGTTGCTCTCTACCTACTACGAAGTCTAGGACATCTTCTCTTGACGTAGGACGGCCTATCTTGGCAAGTTCTAGAAAGGTAGCTTCTACGTCATCTTTGTATTCTAGGGCTTCGTCATTGCCAATGTAGAACTTGGCATAATCCATAGCGTTGTTGCCGTGGAACTCTACCCTACGGAAGTCATCCTGGAAGATAGGTTGGATGGCGTCTCGTAGGGCTTTGTTGGGGTCATCGTCTACATGGGTGTTTGGTCTAGCTTGTGTTCTACCTGTTGCACCACTGTCTTGTTGCTCTTGTTTCCTTTCTTCAGCTTTAATAGCCTCCATGTTAAGCTTTACTTGAGCTGCTATATAGTCGTTAACAGCTTTTTGGTCGAGTTCGCTTTGTTCTTCAGCCATTACGGAGCCTTTGTGTTAGTGTTAGCCCTTTTTAGGCATTAGCCCTTACTTTACCTAGTTCAATAGTGATAACACCTACAAGAGAGGTGAGGGTACCACTGAAGTCTAGGCCAAGGACATCACCAGGATAGAAGAGTGTTGGAGAAGCGATAAGGGTACCTGTCTGCATGTTAGGGCCAGTTTCTTCTAGGTCAAGAGCAGCAGAGAGTTGAGCTGTACCAGAGCCGATAGCTACACCAGCGGCACAGTGGACTACTGTAACTGCTGCGGAGGTACCACCAGAGACAGTGATGTTGCTGTGGACACCTGTTACCTGCCACACACCACGCTTACAACGCCAGATGAAGGTGTCTACGGAAGCAGCTAGTAAGGGCCATACAATGTCTTGACGGTCATGGAGGAGGTAGGTACCAGAAGGACCAGCAAGGCCTGTGGAACCTTCTAGGCGTGTTACGATGTTACCACTTGAGTCTACAATGTCTAAGGAATGTACTTTCATGTTACTATCCTTGTTGTACAAAGCCATCTGTTGGGGATGGGAGAGAGTAGCCTAGAGATGATATGCCAGAAGCTTTTACCCTCCTTTCTAAGTCTTCTATTGAGGTTTTGGTTTGTAGGTCTGTGATAGGCATTATAATGTTTTCTAAGTTTCTACCACCTAAGAAGTTACGCCAGATAGTGGTGATAAGTTCTTTCATGTCCATGGTATAACCCTGCTGCTGTAAGGAAGGAAGAAGCTGAGGAGCAAGGTTAAGGAATATCATCATACGTTGAGCACGTTGTTGCTCTTCTGCTATTGCTAAGGAACCTATCCAACGAAAGGTGTAGTCTCCAAAGATGTCATTCTTGGAGAGAATAGGGCTACGTCCATAGGAACCTTTAGCACCTGGTATAACCATACGTTGAGATAGAGGGATAAGGGCTTCTGAGACTGCGTAGATGTCTTGTAGACCTAGTGTTAATACTTCTTGTTCTATGAGTTTTGCTATGTCTACAAGGTCTGTCATAGCAAGGTTTATGAGGTTATTAACGGCACCACCAGCACGAGGCATGTTGCGACCAGGTTGACCTTCAGCTATTGTGCCAGCACCAGCTAGGGATTGGATAAGACCATGAGTTACCTGCCAGGCTTTTAGGAGGTTATTAGAGGTGTTGCCGGGTTGGATAAAAGATAGTAGTTCTCTAGGGCTACCTGGTAGTTCCCATTTAGCTCTGCCTCTGAATTGGTACTGTTCTTTACGGGAACCACCTGTAGAACCTTCATCAAAAGCTGTGAAGCCTTGTTCAGCGTCTATTGCTTCTATGAACATGTTGAAGAGGTCATTGTTAATCCAGCCTAGTTGTACAATGTCATCAGCGGTACTGTTAGTGTAGGCTTCACCTGGTAGGGCTCTATGGATGACGGTACGATAGAGAGGTTCAGGGTAGACACTTTTGTACATACCTATGACACGAGGACCGCTTTTGTGGTTCCACAAGAGGTATATCTGCCATAGGGAATCTTCCCTACGTGTCCAGAGTTGGGTTAATGATACCTGGTTAGAAGGGAGTTTGTCTTCAGAGGTACCTTTAGGGTATTCTTCAAGTGTTGGCAGAGGATGTGTGAGTCCTTGATGTGAGAGACGAGCTGTTAAGTGATAAGGCCATTCAGGGGTGGTAATATCTCGTAGGTCTATCTTGTCCATGTAGCCTTTGTTAGCGTAAGAAAGATAGACTTCATATGGAAGAGTGAAGTCTTCAAAGATGTATTCACACTCGTCAAAAGAAGTAGCTGTTTCAGGGTAGATGTAGAAAGAGAAAGGGTCTACTACCTTTTGTAAAGGCCACACAAGACCGTTTTGGACACACACACTAGTCTTTAGGTGACAACGACCATAGAGAAGCATAGAACGACAGAGCTGAAGGATGTTAGAACGGGACTTTATCTTTTGTTGGACAACGTAGTTCATATAGGCTGTGGTGTTAGCGATGGCATTGTCTGGCATGTCACCTACAGGAGTTGTTTCAAACCATGTAGTAGTGGGCATTATAATATCACCAGTACGAACAACACAGCGCTCTATAGCTCTACGAATAGTAGGGATGTTATAGCGAGCACGGCTGTCTGGTGAGGGTATCCAACGACTATTCATAAACACACCCATCCAAGAACGGTGGCTCTCAAGCATGGTGTGTTCTATGGATATGCGGCGTTGACGTGTGGCTATAACACTAGAAGCTAGGTCTTTAGAGAACTCTGTTCTTTTAGCGCTAGAAGCCTGTTGGGGCATTAGTTGGTACCTATTGTAGAGACTAACATGTTAGCTAGCTCTTTATCAGACATTTCCATCCATGACCAGGGATGCGGACCTTTATCAAAGGGTGTTATGGTGTCATCGTCGTCTTGATAGTTACGAAGGTCTATACCCCATTTCACATAGTTTTCAGCACCGTAGCGTAAAGCGTCCATTAGGTCATCGTAGTATTTGTCTTTTACTGGTACATTAGAGACAACACCTGTAGAACGGTTCTTGCTATAACGGTAGCCACCTTCAAAAGCTTCTATTGTTACTACACAGCTTCGGTCTACTGCTAGTAATGGTAGACCACAAGGACATGGCTTACGTGGTGCTAGTAGGGACTTGATGAACTTTATAGAAGTTTCTTTGTCAAAGTAGCGGTATTTGAAGCGTAGGCCGAACTCTGATATAAGGATTTTCATGTCACTACGGTTGTCTTTGTTAGCGCTGTTAGAGCGATAGCCTGACTGGTCACCACTGTTGAAGATATGGGCTCTAGGGAAATGGTTAGCTGTGTAGTGTTGGACTTTACGGTAGAAACGGTATACGTCTAGGTTGAAGCAATCAAGGACTTCACCTACTACAAAGTAATGGTTGGTGGTGTGTTTACACTTGTGGAGGTGGGCATAAGAACAAGCTGGATGTGCTGCTCCGAAATCAAAGCTACGAATAAGAGGGATTTCTGGGTTGTATTTGTACTCTATAACATGTTTTGTGTGGTCAAATTCAGGGTAGACTGGGATACCGCCATAGGCTTTTACGCTTTCACCATAGATAATACGCCTAGCACTGTTCTTGTCTCTGCCCATTTTATGCTGTACAGACATAAGACCTGTAGCGTAGTTTTCACCAATAAAGGGGTTACGGAAGGTTTCTATTTGCATTACGTCTACATAGTCTTCTGCTATTTTGTAGACACCGGGTTTTTTACCAAAGAGTCTATGGAGCCAATGGTTAAGAGGAGGGGGCTGAGAGACTACCATACCTAAGAGTCTATTTGACACCTTGCCAAGAAGGTCTTTAAAGAAGCGAACATGTGGGAGACGGAGACGAGAGATAAGACCAGCGTTAGTACCATCTCCTACAAAGAGTTCTTCAGATGTCTCCATAGCGTCATCTATAAGGAACCAACCATAGGAAGCACCTAAACCCTCTGACCAGTTTTTGGTTTGTAAGGCATAGGCTACGCTTTCGTTCTCAAAGACTATTGTTGTGTATTGCCCTTGACGCTTATCACGGAACATCTTCTTGTTATACCAGTCAAGGTCTATGATGCCCTTACGAACACAGCGTTTTATGCAGTCTATGAAGTCTTTGTAGGTAGTTTTGAAGAGAAGCTTGAAGTCTTTACGGCCTATAACACCTTCGTTACCTGGTATATCAAGGCATTGTTTGAGAGCCATAGCTGCAAAGGCTACGCTTTTAGCACTACCAACACCACCTTGGCAGTAGCGGTATTGGATATCTACGGTAGTGCCTTCGTGTTCTACTTGATGTGAGAGGATGCGTTGCTGGTGGTCAAGGATGTGAACGTGTGGAGGGCCGCTGTACTGTGGACAGGAAGGTAGAGGACAGTTAGGGAATAAGTCCTCGTCTCTGTAGTGATAGAGCTTCACGTTGGTGACACCTGTACATCCTTTGTATAGTGTTGTGTGCAAAAATTGTACAAGGATGGGACAAGGGATGTCAAGGAGAGAGTGTGCGGACTCTGGAAGATATTTTTACCACAGGAGGAGAGTATAAGATAAGAATTCTAAGGAGTTAAGTTATTGATTTTATAAGGTGTTAGGGGATTATTTTCCCTATACTTTAGGAAAAAAAGCTACTTTTCTCTTGTATTTTGTGCTGTTTTTCATTATAATTAGGGGAAATGAAGGTGAGAGGCGAGTGCTGTATGTTACGCCTGCATGATACAGCACTCTTAAAAGATGGGTACTACAAAAAGACATGCAAGCTAATAGGAGGAGTATAAAGGATAGAGAATGAAAAGTCAAGAGCTGGAGCCAGGTGTGGGATATACATATGAAAGAGATGCACGGTTAGGTTTAAGGTATCACTATAAGGGACCAACATTTACAATAGTGTTTAATGAAGCACATGATAATATGGTTAGGTGTTTACTAGACACTAACGCACCTTTACTGAGTTACCTAGTATTTATGAGGATGGCTAGTAAGATAGCAAAAGGGGAAGGGAGTTATAGTAGAGTAAGTATAGAAGAATATACCGAGTACTTTGGTTTAAAGTCCACTAATAATATCTATAGCGCCATAGCACAGTTGAGAGGGATAGACGTTGTAAGGAAGATAAGGATAGGACTGTACTTTATGTGCCCTTATATTGTGTTTAAAGGAGGCATAACACAGGACATAAAACCTAAAGGAGAGAAGAATGTTTATAGTGAAGGCAGAAGACATAGTGAACAGGATGTATATATAAAAGCCTGGGAGAAAGGTGTGACAGTGGAGGAACTATTAGAGGAGAAAGAGAATGGCTGAAATAAAACAGGTAGAGAGTATAGAAGAGATGCTTGAGTATTATGGTAATGGGGCTGTAGTAATACTTATAAACACAGAGGAATTTAAGGGTGCCATAAAGATAGCGAAAGCACTGGTTTCTGATGATATGAAGAATTTTATATTTACGGAGTTTAGTTATAGTATAGAAAAGGAGTTTTGATGAGTAACTACGTAATAATAGCAAGAGAACACATGCGTCAGTTTCTGACAGAGAGGTTCTTTGCCGCTATTGACCTACCCAACATAAAAGAGCTTGTGTATGGGAAGGTTATAGCTCATAATGTGTGTTTAAGGGTATATACTAGCATACCAAAAGATGGGAGTATTAGTAGAGAAGTAGGGAGGGATGCTATAAGACTGCTGGTGATGAAAAGGTTAACAGATGGTAGAGTGATACCAGCTATGAAAAAGTCTAAGAAAGTATATAGAGTAGAAGGCTGGAGAGAGAACTTACAGAAGAGAATAGATGAGTTAACGAAAGAGTATGGTGAATATAGAAATGGCTAATCAAAGGATTCATATTAAGTGCATAAAGTGTGACAAGGCTAGCGTTCTTACTGGTAGACATGGGGAAGGGTTTTAGTGCTACAACGGGGCTATTGATGAGCTTAATAAGTTCTTCGAAGAACGCTACTACTGCTACGGCTCTGAAGGTGATGAGATTATGTTTCCGCCATATCTAGATGTGTTTGAGTTAGAGTATGAGAGTGATAAGGAGTAAGGGTATATATATGAAAGTAATTGCAATTCTCGTACCAAAAACTGCTTATACAAAACCCTTTTGCTATTAAATTTTCTAATCCTTTCCCTATTGCTTTTTTCAAGAGAGAGAGCTACAATATAATGCCCCGCAACGCCAGTAATATCAATGATATAGCAAAAAGCATACTCCATGAAATATCTCTGTTACCTGGCGGCTATAGCTTTCTCTCTTCTCTATCAGGGTATAAGAAAAGGGTTTTTACAACCAGCATTAAAACCCTGGTATCCTCAGTTATCTATTCCCCTACATTCCGTACTGCTGCCTTACAAGCTTGTCTCTTCCCTAGTGGTGCTGTTACAACAGAAGGAAGAGATTTATATAGATGGTTGCTGAGAAATGTGTATCTTGGCAAGGAAAGGGTATTATATGAAGACTTTATTAAACTAGTAAAAGGGAAAGTCAATGAGCATGACAGTTGTAGCACCAGGAAAGAGCTTTGAAGAGTATAGTGATGAGGTTATGCGGCATCGGTATAGCCATACAGTGTATGGAAGAAAGGAGATATGGGAAGAGATATGTAGAAGAGTGTGTGATAATATCATAGGTGATAAAAGACCAGAGAGTTTACCATATATATCATCTGATGTAAGAGACGCTGTTTTAGAGACTATGTTAAAACGTAAGTTAATACCTGGAGGAAGGATATTATCACAGACAGGGAGAAAGTATCATCAAACAGATAGCTGTTTTTTGTTAAGAGCAGAGAATACTAGGGAAGGTTGGGCTGATTTAGCAGGGAAATCCACATTAATGTTCATGAGTGGCGGTGGTGTAGGGGTAGATTATAGTGATATTAGCCCTTTTGGTACAGAACTTCGCTCAAGTGGTGGTATAGCTTCAGGACCAGTGCCATTAATAAGGCTTGTCAATGCTATTGCTGCTGCTGCAAGACAGGGTGGGGAAAGAAGAGGTGCTTGTTATGGTTCTCTTCACTGGTCACATCAAGATATTGATGATTTTATAGAGGTGAAGAGTAGGGAAGAGTTAAGACATACTAATCTTAGTGTAAGATTCGACAGTAAAAGTTTTGATTTAACTGATGGCTCTGTCATGTCTGTGTTTAAAAAAGCTCTACACTATGCTTGTAAGTATGGTGATCCGGGGTTTCAGTTTGACAGTGATGAACAGGTACTAAGGAATGCTTGCACAGAGGTAATATCGTCAGAAGACAGTGATAGCTGTTGTCTTGGGAGTGTTAATTTAGCTCGTATATCATCTTTGCAAGAGCTACGTGATGTTACGTACATAGGTACCATGCTCTTACTAGCAAACACAGAGTATACTATGTGTCCTACAGATAGGGTGAGAGTAGTTAAGGATAGGAATAGGAGGCTATCATTAGGTCTTATGGGTGTTGGGGAATGGTTTATACAGCGAGGATTGCCGTATGGAAGCATGCATAGACCTAACATACATGATAGCTTTGCTACTTGGCTTAATGTGTATAAAGAAGCTTCTCTTCTCGCTGCTGAGAGCTGGTCTTATTTCTTTAGTCTCCCTAAGCCAGTAGCAGTAAGAGGCATAGCACCTACTGGCACCATATCAATAGCCGGCGGTAGGACTACTAGTGGTATAGAGCCTCTTTTCCACACAGCCTATATTAGAACCTATAATACCCTAAAAACAAAAGAATATAGTAATGGTTTTCAACAGGAGTATGTTATAGAGCCAGTTGTTAAGAAGCTTCTGCTAGAAGGCTATGATATAGAGGATATTGACACAGCTTACACACTATCCCAAACACCAGAGGGTATAGAGAGAAGACTAAAGTTTCAGGCTGAAGTACAGGAATATGTAGATAATGGAATAGCAAGTACTGTTAACTTGCCAGCATATGAGAAAGGCGTAGAAGAGCGGATAGAGCCTATATTGTTAAAGTATCTCCCTAGACTAAGGGGTGTTACTTTTTACCCAGATGGTAGGCATGGAAATCAACCTGTTAAGCCTATTAGTATAAGGGAAGCTCTGGAGAGAGATGTTGTTATGTCAGAGTACGAGGTATGTAAGGGAGGTGTTTGTGGGGTATAGGTTTATCAGTAATGAGAGGTATTGCGGGTTTAGTAGTGATGCTAGGTTTGATAGTGATGCTGCTGACAAGGGTAGGTCTTACATGGCAAAGATTATAGACTATGATAAGTTAATAAAAGAACCACCTTCATACTGGCAGTTGATGAAGTTGGTGCCTTATGATGGTGAGGAGGACAGCAAGAACATAGTAGCATACTGCGAGAGACATGATACTACTTTTGGTTTAGGTATGAAAAGGGTGTGTTTAAATTGTTTTAAGGAGCTAACTGCAACACCAGAGAGAAGTGATATACCCTTGGTGCAGAAATGACAAGAAAACATAGAAGAGGGTTCGTGAGACTATAATGGCAGAAGAACACAGAGATGCACAGGTTGTGTTTTCAGATGATTTTGTAGCTAGGGTTATGGAGACGTATTTTAGAGAACAGATGTTTAAGTGTCCTGTGAGTATACTAGACGTAACACCTACAGAAAGTGGGTACATGTTTGGTCTGTCGTTTACAGAAGGTGTAACACCACAAACAGAGGAGCTTAGTGTTGAAAATGTAGAAGCAGTAGTTAATCCAAAAGATTGGAACACAGTAGAAAGAGAAGAGTTGATTAATACTATTGTAAATGAATCACATAAGGGAGTAGCAGAAAATGGTAGAGAGAAGCAGAAGCCAACAAGGAAGAGATAAGGCAGAGAATAAGGAACCTAGAGAGGAAGTAAAGGATAAACAGCAAGCAAAAGTTGACCAGAATAAGGATAAGGTCACCGCTGAGCATATGCAGAGAGAGAGAGATAGGGATAGGACGCCTGAGAGAGAACAAGGTGTAAGTGATAACGTTAGCACACAAGGAGGAAGGGGAGAAGGGAGAAGCTCTACTGCTACCACACAGGACCATCCACAGGCTAATGTAGGGCCGGTGACAGTGCATAGGGCAGAGGATAATCAACCTGGAGCTGAGAGAAGGTTAGATGTTGGTAAGAAAGAAACAGCTTTTCAAGCTATGCAAAGGTGTATACAAGAAGCAGAGAAACATGCTATGAGGTTGAATAATAGTGACCAGTTAGCAGAGGTACTAGGATGTTTGTCGAAGGCAAGGCAAGCTGGTCACATGATGGAAAATCAGAGTGATAGGGAGGACTAAGGAGTGCTATGGTATTAGAAAGAGAGTGGTTTAGAGGGAAGTATGCTATTAATGATAAATGGCTACGCATAACACATAACCCTGTGGTAGAGGGGTATCCTAAGAGTGGGGAAGTAATAAAACTTGACGGACATGCTTTCCTAAATAATGGTGAGTACCTCGTAACCGATGTACAAGAGTTTGAGCCTGGGTATGTGTGTGATAGTAATGGGCGGGATATAAGGATAACGCTTGTTAGTAGAAACGGTAGTGTTATGCCGTTACTAGATGGTAGTAATATACTAAAAGCAATGAAAAGAGAGGGTTAGAATGGCCACTGGTGTTATAGACTGGATGACTATAGCAAGGAAAGCTTATGGTGCATATGGTGAGAGGGTGGGTTGGAAGAATTACCTAGGAAAACCAA